AGTTTAACTATAGTGTTGACAGCCACTTACCTAAGTTTGAGCAAAGCATTGAGGAAATACTTACGAAGGATTTACGAAGTGTTTCACCACAAGTAAGTAAGAAAGTAAGTAAGAAAGAAAGAAAGAAAGAAAATACTGCCGAACTTTGTTCGGCAGAAATTTCCCTATCTCTTGAAGAGCAAAGACAGAAGATTGTTGAGTTGGAAAATAAGGTAGGGATTGATGTCAATAAACGAAACCCAATAGAACAGAAGGAAATCGAAAAAGTGCGGATTGCTTGGTCTAATCATTTTGGAACTTTAGAGTATTTTAATTGGGGTTTAGTTTTGACGATGGTTAGAGGTGGTAACTGTCAGGGAAATATTTTCCAGCCAACGCCCCCAGAAAAACTGATTAAGTTGATTGAGTTAATGCCTATTCGGAATAAATTAAAAAATCCTAAAAGTAGATTTATTGATATGGTAAAAAAATTACCAGCTTATATGCCGTGAAAGGAGGTGATTTTAATTTTATGGCAAGGAAAAAGATTAAAAAGAAAAAACTCAAACTCGGAGTAAGTGAGACCACTTTGACAGCGACAGGAAAACCGTAAATAAGGAGGTGATGGAAAATGTCCCGTGATTTTGATTTAGTTGCTATGAAGCGGGAGTTAGTTTTCCCTAAAACCAGAGATCAGCCTTGAGCAAAGACCATAGGTTTCTAAATCAACTATTTTTAAGATTAACTTTTTACGCAAGGAAAACATCGGGGGCGGGTTGTAAGGTCCGCCCCTGAAAGAAAGCGTGGAGAAAATGAAAAAGAAATGTGAAATCTGTGGTTATGAGCTTGACAGTTTCATAGATTTTGAGCCAATAGACGATTGGATTCCGGAAGGTGATTGGTGGTGTGAATTCTGTAAAGAATGGAGGAGTTCCCAAGATGATTAGATTCTTAAAAGGTTTTTCGCCGACAGATTTTGAGTTTGGAAAGTGTAAAATCAAAAAAGGCGAAGAGGTATTAGAAATATTCTTTGATAAACGGGATATTCAAGTCGGAACACAGGGTAGGGCGTATTTGCTCGTCCGCAAAGCAGAACTTAAATCCCTAAAGGAGATGTTGCAAAATGAAAATCGACAAACAAACTTTGCTGGCATTAGTGCCAGAAGAAGATTGTGAATTTGAATGGTATCATACCGATTCCTATAAAGTAATATTTCGGATAGCTTGGAGGAACTGTCGAAACGAAATGTTGAAAAACATAGAAAAGTTTTTAGAAGGGCAAGATGGCGAAAAAGTTCAAGGTTAGAAAAGACAAAGAGGGTAGGAATAAAATAGTCTTGACCCATACGGGGTTAAGAACTCAAATAAAAAACTACCTCAAACTTTATCGAATAAAGTTCTGGTATAACAAAGCCAGCCAGGGTTCTTATCCGGGATTGCCCGATCTTGAGGGGGTTTACGATAAAGACGTTTTCCCAGGGCGACCATTTTTTATCGAAGTGAAAACACAAAACCAAAATTTAACTAAAGACCAGAAAGCCTTCAAATCTATGGTCGAGGAGGCAGGGGAAGATTATTGTGTAGCCCATTCGCTGGACGAATTTCTTTCGTGGTGGCGGAGATTTACAAATGCTAAAGGAGAAAATGACCATTAAATTCTGGGAAGGCGTTGTGGCTTTCATCTTAATCTGCTGGGCTTTGGCAAGTGCGGTTATGATTGTGAATTTTGCTTTTGAAAATAACGAACTTAAAAAACAATTAGCCTCCAACGATGTCAAGATCAGGGAACTAAAAACATCTTGCAACCGGCATTTGGTTGTAGTTGAAGATTCGCTGGGCTGGTCGATTTATGAATTTGAGAAAAAATGATTGAGGATTTCAAAGACAAAGTTATTTGCGGTGACGTTTGGGCAGTTTTAAAAGACTTGCCCGATGAGTCGGTTGACTGCATCCTTACCAGCCCTCCTTATTTTGGGTTACGTGATTATTCAATAGAGCCACAGATTTGGGATGGGGATATTCTCTTGACTTGTGCCACCTGTAATGGTATATTTAGAATAGACAGAAACACTTATACCATTAAAGGAGTTGAACAAAATGGAAGCTCAAAAAATACACTCACAGACAACTTGGCTATGCAAAATATGCGGCAAGACGGTGAATCCTTATTACAAACCAAGAAGACACAGCAAAAAACGGAAATACAAAGACAAATCAAGAATACGGCAAGGCAAGGGATGTTGCAAAAGCCACAGTGTCAAGATAGCCTGTATGGAGGGGAGAATCAAACCTCCGAATTCAAAATACAGCACAGGAAGTTGCAATACAAACTGGAAGGGGGGAATCAAAAGAATACACGGATACAAAATGATATTGGCGAAAAATCATCCGAACAATGTAAAGGGATATATAATGGAACATCGATTAGTAATGGAGAAGATGATAGGCAGATATTTAAAGAAAACCGAGTTTGTTCATCATATAAACGGAATAAGAAACGACAATCGTCCAGAAAATCTTCAATTAGCACTGAACAGAACTCACAAAGGTCAAGTGATTTGTCCTTTTTGCAACAAACAATTTGTGATAAATTAAGATGTCCTACTTGCGGAGATAGATTACAAGTCAAAAAATGTGAGCATAGGTGGGTCGAACATAAACAACCAGCAAAAGGTGGAAGGACACGACCAGAAAATCCTCCGAATGTGGGTGCAAACCGTAGCGAACAAGACAATGGGATTTCAATAAGATTTGGACATACTTCTAATTTCTGTTCCCTCTGTTCCGCGTGGAAAGGGTCTTTAGGTTTAGAGCCTACGCCCGAACTTTACATTTCTCATCTCTGCGGAATTTTCGATGAGATTAAAAGAGTTTTAAAAAAGACGGGGAGTTGCTGGGTGAATATCGGAGATGGTTACTCTGCAAATCGCTCTTATCAAGTTGATGGAACTAAACAGGTAAGGGGTAGTCAACCAAGATTTCAGCCAAATTTGAGTGAATCTACTCAACCCAAATCCCTCATTGGCATTCCCGAAATGTTTGTTTTGGAGATGCAGAAAAGGGGGTGGATCAGAAGGAACACTTTGATTTGGTTCAAGCCTAACCCTATGCCCTCATCGGCAGGAGATAGGTTCACGGTGGACTTTGAATATCTTTATTTTTTCACAAAGAATAGCAAAACTCAATACTGGACGAATGAAAAGACTTTGGAGCTAACATCCAAAGCACCTTTAGGCACAAAGGGGATTGGGGGGCAAGATTGGGAGTGGCGGGAATGCCCCAACTGTAAAGGGACAGGTAAAATTGAAGAAGTAAGAGAAACCAAGATTGAAGAATCTATGGCTGAGAGTATGGGTAGCCCAAGAGCAAGGTATCACCGAAATAAAATTGGGGAATGCAAAAGATGTAAAGGCACGGGACAGATAAAGCATAATTTCTGGTCTGGACACGATGTTTGGTTTGAGCAACAGTTTGAAGCACATAATCATCCGGAATTTATTAGCCAAAATTATGGACAGTATTCGGAACATAATAAATTTTCCAGTAAAGAAGGTAATCGATCAATAAAATGTGGAACGGTTTGGTCTCCACAAAAAAGGACTTATAATCCTCAGGGTCGCAACAAGCGTTGTGTTTCAATAATGAGCAAAGAGGATTATCTGGATTGGCAGGCAGAGGTCTATGATGTGGCTAAAACTTTAATGGATAACAAAGCAGGCTCGGTCTGGAAGATTAGCACTCAAGCCTTCAAGGAGGCACACTTCGCCACCTTCCCGGAGAAACTGTGCGAAACGCCGATAAAGGCGGGATGCCCGGAGTTTATTTGTAAAAAGTGTGGAAAGGCAAGGGAAAAGATATTTAAAGCAGGATTTACTTCACATACTGGTAAGACCAGAACCAATTATGATATTCAAAAATCAACGGCAGGAAGATTGGCTTTATTGAGACAGGCAAGTAGAGAACACGGTGAGGAATATCTGAACAGTAAAGAATTTACTGGCTACACCGATTGTGGTTGCGACCATAAAGACGGCTGGGATAGTGGGATTTGCCTTGACCCTTTCGGCGGATCTGGCACTGTGGGAGTCGTAGCCAAAAAGTTGGGACGGCATTTTATCATCATAGACATAAAACCAGAGTATTGCGAAATGGCTAAAAACAGGATTGTCAAAGTTCAAAAGAGCAATCAGATTGATATGATGGAAACTTTGACTTTGGAGGAGCGGAGATTAGCTCAAGAATGTTTAAAGATTTAAGAATGAAAAAATCTAAACCGAAATGCAAAAAGTGTAAGCGTCCCCTTGAGCCAAAATCGGGCAAGCAAAATTATTGCACGTCTTGTAGCGGTGAGGTTCATAGACAAAAAGCCAAAGACTACTATCAAAAAAATAAGAAAGAAATTTTAGCAGGGCAACATCGAAGGTATAAAAAAAATAGGGCTGAAAGATTCGAGGAAAAATACAATAGGGTTTATCTCCTACCGGTGGGGTGGAAGGGTTGAGTCAACAGTGCGAGGGGTGCGGGGCGTGGCTGATTTCAGAAGAAGTCGAGCAACGAGCGGATTTCCTTGCACACCATAAATATTATTGTGAGGTTATCTGCTCAAGTTGTTTGTATAGAAATGATCCTCAACAGTGGGGGGATTTTATTAGTTACATTATTACCAAACACCAAAAGGATAAAAAGAAAAATAAAAAAGCCAAAAACACCCCATCATCTATATAAAAGTTCGGGCTATTATGCTTTTAAATCTCTTCATACAAGAATCGCAAAGATGATAAGTTACTGGGTTCTCTGCTGGAAATTCGATAATGACACTTATTAAAGTTTCAACAGGTTCTGATGAAATTATTATCTTTTTGCAAGCATCACAGATAAACTCTATCTTTTTCATTTCTCCTTCTCCTTTCTTTACTCTAAATAAATAGCGTTAGAAGATACGGGGTAAATGGATAATCTGCCATCTGAGAAATTTACATACAGCATATTACCCTCAAAGCTAATCCGAAATTTGTTTCCGCTGTCGGTCTCAAAAGTTATTGTTTTGTCTGAGCCCAATTCAGTGATTGAATGTTGTTGTTGTAGAGACTTTACAAAATCTTCAATGTAAATTCTCATTTCTTCTCCTTTCTTTGCTCCAGCCCCCCGATTTCCTTTTTGTAGCTTTCCCAAGCATCCAGAAAAAGCTGTTTTAAAGTTGTCTTCCGATATTTTCTCTCTTCGTGAAACTCGGTAAAAGTCTTTTCGTCTACCTCAAGATTGATTTTACCTTGTAAGTTACGCTCTTTTATGGGCATTTAAACGCTCCTTTCTCCGCACAAGGCGGGGGGTTAAGGGGTTTTTAAGCAAATCATATTACCATTGCAGTAAAGAATGGATTCTGTAGAGCCAGGTAGTGGAATTGCAATCCATTCTGCTCCACACTTTTTACATCTAAAGAACCGATGTTTTCCCAATTCTTTATCGAGCCTCCATTTTTTAAGTTTAACTTTACAGTTATGCATTAGGTTTTCCTCCTTTCTTTTGATTAAACTCTTTTCTTATTACCATATCAACTATCATAAAACATTTCGGACATAAAAGTTTTTGACTTTTCCCAATGGGAGTCTTTATAATTATCTTATGTTTTTGATAATTTACACTCTCATTCCCACATTTTTCACATTTAAACATAGCTTATATCCTCCAAAGTTTTAGAAAGATTACTCCACATTTTAGCTTGTTTTTGGAGTAACTTTTCTAAGTTTTGCACCCCAACCAATCCTCCTGTTTCCGAATTGAAGGTCAATTTGGTATTATTAGGACAGCCATAAGCTTTTTCTATAACCATATTGATTCCTTCAGAAGCAAAATATAGAGTTTTATTTTCCCACCCAAACTGAATTTCTCCGTTATGATTTAGAATATTGAAGGTTAAGTCGTCCAGATTATACCAAGCAAACACATACGAGCCCCAAAGTTTCTCAATTCCCTGCAAGTTCCTAACTACAAACAAGAGCCCAGCCAAAGAGTCCATAGGCAAATTCCAATCTTTATAATTCCAGATATGACCATTATGGCAAAAAACTATATCTTTATACCTAAAAGGATGACAGAACCTTGCAGAAACTTCTCCAGATGTTGCCCAACGCAGATGGATTAAAAAGTTTTTATCCTTTTTCCTTTTGGCAAGTTCTTTATCTAAAGTTATGTTCAAACCTTTTCTTAATCCTTGACGGTTGCTCCAGATACCAACTCCGTCCTGTCCGCCTCGATCCAGATTAAGAGAAACTAATTTAGACAAAAGCTTTACATCAGGCTTTTTGCCCGTTGCTCCGATTATTCCGCACATTCCGCCACCTCTTTTTTGTATTTGCTTTTCAGGTCGATATACCGGCTTGGGTTAAGTTCCTTTACCCTCTTCAAATAAAAGGTTTTTAGCTTTTTGTTTTTGATGATCCTAATCGGTGTGTTGTCGCCATTCTCAATTTCGGTAAAAGTTTTAATCTTTTGTATTTCTTTGATATACTGATTTACCAACTGTAAAGTATTAAAGACCTTCCAGTATTGCACCGTTCCAGCGAATACCCTTAATTCTATAGTTCCGTTTTGTGAAAGGGAATCGCCTATATTGATGGCTTTATAATGGTCGGTTGAGGAAATCTCTTGAAATACCTCACTTGAAATTGAGGAATGGCAATTCCTATTATTTCTCCGACTGCTTGGCTGAAAGTCGAACCAAAATTGTAAAGATGAGACAAAGGCAGTATGAAACTTTTTGAGTTCACCAAGAGTCCAGCCATCTATACCAATATGAATATGAAATCCAGCAGTCGAATCTACATAAAGTTTATCCTCTTTATATAGACCTAAAAGCTTTTTGGAGATTTGCTTATAGTCTTTTAAGATTGTTGATAAATCAAGACCGCCTATAGTCCTTAACTCCGAACCAATACCATTTACCGACCCATCATTACCTAATTCCCACCGTTCCCCAAAGTTTTCTTTAGTCCACCGCTCAAGGCCTAAATATGTTTGATTGTGAACCAATGAAAACTCCAGCTCAATACCAAATGTAGTCTTCATTTTAGTCGCTCCTTTCTTTGTTAGGGTTTTCGGTTTCCTCCTCAGCCAGCTTTCAGCGATCCTTTGGCTGAAGGGTTAGGGCCTTAGCTTTCATTTTTAATCCCTCCGCACTTCGTCAACTTAAATGGTTTCAAAACAGTTATTCTCGGAATAGCATTGATTAAATCCTAAGGGAATCACTAAAATTTTTCCTTCGGGATAGCCATTGATAGTTTCCAATAATTCTACCCGGATCGTAGCCAAATTGATCTTGACAATTTTAGCTTTCGCCTTATAGAGATTATAGGAATTTGTCCAGTGGGCTATTCCTTCCTGTCCTATCTTGGCTTGTGTGCAACTGTATATTTTCATCTCTTTTCACTTCCTCTCTCTTTTATCATCTCTTCGAGAATATGTATAATCCTATCATCGCAATTTTCTAAATACTGAACGGTTAACTCTCTTGACTGTTCAAAATCATAAATGCTTACAAATAATTTCATTTCTCTATGGGTTTCTTTAAAATTTTCTCCCGTATGGATATAGACTCCGTCTTTGACCATTGTTATTCTTGGCTTTGATAAGTGAAATCTATTAACATACAAATCCTCAAGAAAAAGTTTTAATTCTTTAGTTTTATTCATAGTTTCGTCTCCTCTCTGTTTTATCTTATCGGCAATATAATAAACCTTTAAACCTTTGTCAAGAGATTTATTTATATTTATTTTCAACCAAAACTAAAACTCGGCACAAATCTTGCTAAAAGATATTAAAGATGTTAAAGATATTATTATATATATATTAAAAGACTTAAAAGACTATAAACCTGCATTATAAATTTTAATCCCTTGAAATATAAAGACTTAATTTAAGAGGTAGAAATAGTTCTTGACAAATGATTTTAACACTACGTATTTCTGAAAGAAATACGACTCTTAAAGCTTTAAGGTTTAAACTCTCTAAAGAGAGGAATAGCTTATAAGACCTAATAAACTTAAAAAAATAAAAAAAACTATGAATGAAAAACATAATTTCGGTGCTTCAAGTTTGAAAAGAAAAGAAAATAAGAAGTTTAACTTAACCTTAAGACAAATGCAAGTTTATAGTGGTCTTAAATTGGGTAAACGTATGAAAGCACTTGCTACGGAACTTGGAGTCAGCTATGATACTATCTACCGGGATGTAAGAGAAATCAAGAGAAGTGAATGGTATCTTTACAACGAACAAAGGATGAAAGCCCTTGATGATCTTGCTTTTGTCGGTCTTATGACTCATTTAGAATCTTGCAATTTCGAGGCTATTAAAGGCTATTACAAAGGCACTGGTCTATGGAAAGAGAAGTTTTCTATTGATCTCCGGGGTATTTTAGCTTCTATGAGTAAAGAAGATTTAGAGAAAGTAATCGTAAGAGCCTTTGAGGAGACTGAAAACAAGGTCGAAAGTGGGGAGACGTCTAAAGATTTGGAGGCTAAAAGTGATCCTCTTAACCCACCAAACAAGACAGGGGAGCCTGAAAGTGTTAATGACTTAAAAGATAAAGGAATAGAGGAAAAGTGAATGTCCTTGATTGGACGTTATGTAAACTAATATGAACTCCCAGACCAAACAAACAAAAGATCATCGAACCTTGCCCCGTTTCTATTCGCCTACGGGCAAGGTAGAGGAGAATGCTCGATGCAGACACGCAGAAAGTTTTGTGATAATAGATACCTTAGCCCTGCCACGCGCTTATCAAAACCTCTTTTTAGGGGTTAAGTATAGTATTGTTAATGGGTTAGGTTAAAAATATGATGCAAAGGATTCGATTTTTAGGTCAGGAGTTTATATTAACGCATCCAGTGGATGGTGCAATAGCGACAGAGGAGCAATACAGGGTTGGCAAGGTAGGTTTTGCTCATCTTTTTGAGGATGGGGTAATTAGGCGATATGGTAAAAAGATTGGAATGGGGGAAGATATAGAGTTTATTGGGGAGATGGAGGATATTAGGCAAGATGAAGGTGCAGAGTTAAATTTAATGGAGGATATTATGTGTAAAGTATGGAATCCTTTTCCTTTTTTTCTGATTGGGGAATAATGCCTAAAAAGTATTTAGAGTTGGTGATATACGACAATCGGGGGGGCGAGGTTGGTCGATTGCAGATTCCTTTTGATGGATTAGAGGATCGTGGGTTACGTTGAAATAACTCCAATGGTAGGAGAGATACCCGGAGTTGACGAAGATATTCGTCTTAAAATATTAGAAAAGCTTTTTATTGAGGCTTTACCACATTTACTTGAAGTTCTCAAGAAACAATTGGAGTCAAAAAAGATACGTGCTGTTAGGCAACATATGGAAGATTTAAAATTACCAGCAGAATGTTTTGGCTGGCAAGAGCTGAAATCGGATTGGTGTATTGAGTAAAGGATGACCAATGAAGAGATTAAAAAGATGATGGGGTCTCCGACTTTTGATGTAAAATAATAGTTTTTATTTGTTTTATAAAATAATGTTGACCAAAGAAGAGATACAGGCAAAGATAGCTGGGATGAGCAAGGATGAGATGATTAAGGTAGCCTTGCACCAGTTAGAGATAGAGAGGCGTAGGAGGGAGGAGTTAATATCATCTTATGTGCCCTATGATAATCCGGGTTATCAGTTAGACTTTCACAAGAGTAGGGCTCCAATAAGGTTGGCAGTGGGTGGCAATAAGAGTGGGAAGACATATCCGCATTGTGCGGAGCATATTTGGTGGGCGACTGGGACTCATCCATATCAGGAGACACCCCCACCACCAGTTCACTTGAGGTGGGTAACTACGGATTTCAGGGATGGGTTAATGAAGGTAGCTTTGCCGATGTTTCGGTCGATGGTTAGGTCGAAAGACTTGCTTGGTGGGAGTTGGGAGAAGGCGTATTCAAAGGAATTACAGACTTTGTTTTTTGCTGATGGTTCTACAGAGGAATTTATGACTTATGAGCAGGAGGCGGATAAGTTTGGTGGTGTGGACAGGCACGTGATTGGTTTTGATGAACCGCCGCCTTATGATATTTATAATGAGAATATAGCTCGGACGATGAAGTTTAAAGGGCGAATAACGATGACTTTAACCCCGGTGAATTTGAATGCTCGGACTTCCTGGATTTCGGATTTTTATTTAGATGCTACTGCTGGTCAGAATAAATCAGTGGAGGTTTTTGAGGGGTTCGATACTCGGAATAATCGGTCTTTGGATAAGATTTGGCTTGAGGATTTCTTTAAGCAGTTTCCAGAGGATCAGAGGATGACCAGGATGACGGGGCAGTTTCCTATGTTTGCTGGGAAGGTGTTCAAAACATTTTCGAGGGCGAAGCACGTGATCTCTCCATTTGAGATAAATGAGAATTACACGGTTTATCTGGGTATTGACCCGCATACCCGAACGGAGACTGCGGTTTTGTTCTATGCAGTGAATCGGGAAGAACAAAGATTTGTGTTCGATGAGTTATTTGAACACGGTTCGGCAAGATTGATTATAGATGCAATCAATACTAAATTACGGAAGTTGAAACCTGAAAAGGTGGTGATGGATGCATCGGCTAAAGCTCCTAATCAATATTTGGGGGGCAAGTCAATATTGCAGGAATTTTTAGACCCAGCAGGAGATGGTAGTAGGAAGGGGATTTTTGCTATTCCAGTCAAGACTAAACCTAATGAGGTAATTGTCGGAATCAGGCAGATTGATTATCTTTTGGGTTTAGACGAGATGTATCAGAAACCTCAGTTGTTTACTTTTGAGAATTGTCCTTTAACTATTCGAGAATTTGAGACCTGTATTTGGGATGATTACCGACATAAGATTGAAAAGCCGCTTTTGGAGCGGATAAAAAAGAAGGGGATTCACTTTATAGACTGTATAAGGATGTTGGAGATGAGTGGAGTGCCTTATGTTAAAGTAAGATTTGATGACCCAGAGGCGGAGTATAAAAATCCCTATGCTTTTTTGAACCAGTATCGGGGAGTGGGAGTTTAGATGGTTCTTAAACTTTCACAACTTTTATCGAAAAATTCGTATTACGATAAAGACGTTCCTCCAGAAGGACACTGGACGTTTAGAATAGAAGTTCAGAATGGAAAGATAGTGTATGCGGAGAAAACAGAGAAAATAAAAGAGTATATTGAAAAAGAAATGAGACAGATGAAATAGATACCAGACTTTTTTAGTTTAAAGGCGAATGGAACAACCATAGCCTCGCTCTAACTTGAGCGAGGCTATTTTATTTTAAGGGATTTATGGCAGAAAATCAGACAGAGACAAAAGAACCTGCCCCCGCTAAAGGTATTGACATAGACTTACTCAAGAAACGCTTTGAGACATCTCAAACCAAAGCAAGGAAAAGGTTCGGCGATTTTCAGAGGTGGGAAAATTGGTATGACGGTATCCTACCCAAAGAATTTAGAATTTATTTCTCTGGCGAATACAAAGACCGCTCGGCTTTAGTCCCGCCCTTAGTTGGAACTTGCATCCGGGATTTACGGTCAAAAATAATTAACGCCCTATTTTCCACCAAACCATTCTTTCAGTTGGAGGGCAACTACGATCCGCAGATTTTAGATATGAACCAGAGATTAGTTGACTTCCAATTTGCCCAGGAGGATGATCTTTATCGGGAAAAATTAGCCGAACAGGTTATGGATTGGCTAATTTATGGGATTGGGATTAAATCAGCCCACTGGAGAGTCAAATACGATGAGTTGACTGACGAATACCTGTATGAGGGTTTCGGGTTCGACATAGTTGACCCCTACAAATTTTATCCTGCACCATACACCGATACCGAAGGGAATCTGCCCTACTATTTCATCCAGTCGGTATTTATCTATGAACAACTCCAAGACCGAGCAGAACACGGACTTTTGGATAGGGAGGCGGTTGAAGGAATTGAACTCAAAGACATTGCCAATTTCAAACAAGACATAGATAACTATGAGATTGATACTGGTGCTTCCAAGTTGGATTTGACTAAAGAAGCGGATAGGCGAATCTGTCCAGTTTTAATCTGGTCATACACGGATAAAAATGAAAAAATATTTATAGCCAATAAAAAACACATTCTTAAGAGAGATAAAAATAAAATTAAATCCAGAGAGTTGGGACTTTCCATCCTAAATCTTGGCGGGAAGAAATCAGATTTGGTGGGTAAGTCCGCTATTGATGTAATCGAAGATGCATTCATCGAAAAATTCTATCTGCGGAATCGCCGGATGGATGAGTCAGCCATATCCTTGTATTCCCAATACATCTCAGACGATCCAGATGCACCCGCAATGTTTCGAGCCTCACCTGGAAAGATTCACAAGGTTGGAACTGGACGGAAAGACAATTATGTCCCAATGGAATTTCACGGGAAGTTAGAACCGAACATCCTTGAGGAAAATCTGGTTACGAGGGAATTAAAGCAGGCTTTGGGATTGGAAGATATTTTTATGGGAATATCCCCCAGTCGTAGGGAGACTGCCACGACCAATTTAATCCTCCAACAAAACGCCGCCTCAGATATGAGTTTCACTATTGGGCAGATAGAAGACAAACTATTGTCCAAAGACGTTTTGATGTGTTTGAAAGTGAATGCCCAACTCTTTCCCAAAATACAGATTCCACCTGCCTATAAGGGAATGGACATAAGGGGGGATTGGATAATCTATCAGGCTAAAGTGAAAGCACTGGGTATGACCCAGATGACTTCAAAAACAGTGGTGGCTTCTACTCTAACGGGGGTAATGGAACAATGGAAAACTATACCCGCATTAGCAGACGTAGATTGGCACTTGTTAGCCAAAACTCAAGCCCAAGCCATAGGACTTCCTAATGCGGACAACATCATCCCCGATTCGGAACAGAAACTTATCCCCATCGAGAAGGAAAATGCAATGATGGTCTTAGGAATTTTCGTCCCAGTGGATGAGCGGGAACCACATCTTTTGCACTTGAAATATCATCAGGGAGTTCCCAATTCCGAAAAACATATCCAGCAACACCAGATATTTTTAGAGGAGAAAATCCCTGCGAAAATGAGAGAGAACCTTATCACCTCCGAGGAGAAACAATCTAGGAGCGTGATGGCAAGGATAGAACCCAAAACACCAAAACAAGAAGGAGTGTTTTAATGAAAAAATTCTTTATCTTTTGTTTTTTGATTGTGCTTCTGGGTTTAAGTGGTCAGGGTTTAGCACAAAGTATTTTCCCTTATGCTACGGGGACAGTATCGCTTTCCAGTGATACTTCTTATCTTCTTAGCTCCGACTGGTCGTCCTATTCAAAGATTGCGGTCTATTTTAAAATGACCGTTCCAGATACCTTGAGACCAGATACCATAACTGTGAAACTCCAGACTTCTTGGGATAATGCCACTTGGACTGTGGTATCTGAACTTCCGACCATTGCTGATACCACTGGAAGGGACACGACTCAAGTTTATAGGATTTTCACAACGGATTCGCTTTTCCTTAACCGATTCAAAAAGTATGCCCGTTTTATGCTCTGTTTCAACGATACCGCAGTCATAACCAGAGACTCACTCATACCCAATGCGGATGCTACCCCTAAAGAGTGGCACGCTTCCATAGCCGATTCTGCCGCCGCCCACTACAAAATGCTTCGGAAGGCATACGACAGCACCAGCTATATCGAAGTTACCTCACCCGATTCCGCAGTTTTAGGAGATTCCATTGAGCTGATGAACTTTACAAATCATACCGCTACCCATCAACTCTATATTGATAGCATCAGGTTTGTTACTCAGATGAGACGATATGATAGTCTTGCACAGGCAAGGATTGGTATCTGTATCAAAGATTCAACTTGTTGCTCTTGGGGTGATACCTTTACGGTCTGCAAGGATAGCATAAAGACCTATGTTCGCACACTGGCTACAAATCCCCGAACATTAGTGGCTTGGCTTCCCATTTATGCGGATTCACTTATCGGAGCTTGGCGAATGACCTCGATGAGTAAGCTGGGACATATTCGGGTATTTAAGACTTGGGCAGTTGTTTATTACAAAAATGGGGCATATCTGTCCCCGCCAATGCAGTATGAGGTGGGGTTAAAATTAAAACAATAGAGGAGATAAAATGACAACTAAATCTTGCGGTAAGAAAAAAGGAAGGAAACATACTCCCTATACTTCGGAAGCACAAACAACGGCTGGTAATATTGCTTTTGCTGTTAAGAAGGGGAAATTACCCAAGAGCAAACTGCAAGGTGCATCCAAAGAGATGTATAAAGGTATGACCTTGAAAGAACTAAAGAGTCATAGTAGGGAAGCAAAGGGTAAAAATCTACCCCAAAGAGTTCATAAAAGTTTGAAAAAGAGATTGGGATGAAACAAGATCGGTATAACGAGCAATATATAAAACCATACAGAACTCACATTGAAGAATTGGAGGGTCAACAAAGGAAATTATTGGAACTCTACCAGACTATTAACTCTGAAGGCTTTCAGCAAATCAGGAATTACTTTGAAAGACAAAAGCAAAACGCAATAGAAACTTATGACAGTAAAACGGATAAAAATATTTTGAGTATCTGGTTTGCCTTGAAAGCAATCTGGCAGTCAATTGCCATAAGAAAAAGTGTGGACTCATTCTTTGGATGGATAAACTCCATACCGAATGAGTTAGATCAAGTTTCACAAGAATTAAATAGATTAACTAAAACTTCCTCTTATGAGGAAAAGGAGAAATAAATGGAAGACCCAAATAAAATCCACCCTGACGACAAAGGACTCGGAGATAAGCCACCCGACAAAGGACTCGGCGATGTTCCACCCGTAGATAAGGCAGGACTCGGAGAAGATTGGGAGAAACGATTTAAAGACACGCAACAAGCCCTTACTAGGAAATCCGAAATTCTTTCTCGCTTGAAAGATGAGGCTAAACTTTATGGTGATGCATATATCGATTCAGCAACTGGTGAAGTTACGGATGAACTGTTAGAACAATTCCATAGAGATAAAGGCTACACCCTTACGGAATTGCAAAAAAAGATGAAGGAATTTGAAAATCCCGATGAAATACCTGATGATAAGCCAAAAGTTGACCCCAATATTTTGAACTTAGCGAAGAAAACCCTTCAGATCTCTAAAAAGACTGAATACTTAGAGTTCAAAGAAATGGGAGAAACACTTGACCCAGAGATTAGAAAAGAAGTAGAAAGAGAAATTGATAATCTACTTGAAACTAATCCAAGATTTTTAAATGCTGGGAATTGGTATAAGCAAGCCTTAAAGTCTAAGATGATGACCGCCCCTGATTTTCTAACCAAGATTGAACAGGAGGGTGTAAGAAAAGAAAAAGAGCGGGAATCAAAACTCGGATCATTAGGGGGCGGTTTAGGAGAAGGTGCTAAAGCTGGAGGAGAATCGAAAACTTTAGAAAAAGAACTGAAAGAACGTTTGGGATAATCCAAATCGTTTTATTAAGGGTGAATGGAACAACCATAGCCTTCCCGCCAATGGCGGGAAGGCTTTTTTCTTAGTAGAATATTTTCTCTGAAAGTTTTACACCAAAACATAAAACACCTTGAAAGAAGGAAATTAAAATGGAAACAATTAGAGAATTGCTTACTCGTCAAGGTGCTCTGGATAAGCAAATCAAACTGGACGTTTCCACTATTCTGTGGAAACGGACTCCATCAGTTCAGCCATTTTTGACTATTTCGTCAAAATTGGCTTCTGAAAAAGCATTGAATACTAAGGTTGAATGGCTTAATAAAAACCCATTACCGATGGAAGTAACCTACACTGGTGCTAATGAGGCAACAATCGGAGTTTCCCTTACCTTTCCCAACTGGACTTATATGCGTTTAGGCGATCGATGGATGAATCGGAGAAGTGGGGAAATTATAAGGGTATCCGCTAAACCTGCAAGTTCTGCTGTTACCGTTACCCGTGATTGGGGTAGTGCTTATGGTGGTGGAGTTTTGTTAGTAACCGGTGACGTGTTCACCATACTTGGAACTTCACAAGAGGAATCAGACACCAATGCGGAAGGTAGAGCGATTCTTCCCACCGAAGATTACAACTACACCGAGTTGTGGGAAGATTATGCCAAAACCTCACTTGAAGCCGAATTGATGGAGACGGTTACTGGACAGGATTTGCGTCAACAGAGCATTGACGATATGAAGGATGCTCATCTGAAAAAGATTGAGCTTGAATGTATTTTTGGAGAGCGAGCACAGACAACCATTGGGACTTATTATGCTCGAACAATGAGAGGAATTTATAGGTTCATACAGACCCACGTTTGGTCAATGAACGACATATCGGATTTCACCAGACTTGGTTTTGATGATTTCATTATGCAGATAAATGAAAATACTCCAGACCGTAAGGATAGAGTATTTATCTGCTCAGGTTTTTTGAAATCAAGAGTTTCTGGATGGGGAATGAACACCTTAGTTCTTAATGACCAGAGAACCAGAGAGTTTGGTATGGAAATCAGCACTTACAACGGATCAACTGGCGGGAAAATCGATATTATCGAAGCTCCTCTCTTTGTTGGAGATTATTTGTCCTATCTGGGTATTGTCCTGGAGTATGATAGAATAGCTTGGAAGTGGCTGAAAAACACCGAACTTATGCTAAACGTTGGAGAAGGTTACAGAAACTATCGACTCGATAAAATTCAAACCATCGGCACTATGCGGTTTGCCAATGAGAACCGTATGGGTCTGATCAAGAAAGCGTAGGAGGTGAGATAAATGCCGATAGATGATTATTCTGAAGCTGAAGCCTTGTCTGTGTGGAAACGCAGACACGTGGCGGATGATGGGGACATAGGTTTGATTATCGAGTATTTCGGACCCCAGCAAAGTTGTCTCATAGTGGTAGATGATACTACTGGAGATATTTCAAGCACGATTGGAGTTTTAGGTGCGGAGGCGACCGATACTACCTTTTTAGAACCAGGTGGAACTGGTGGGAATATCGATGTGTCTGATGCCAATGCTAACACCTTTGGCAAAGTGGTGGATGTTATCAACTCTATTGCTTACTACCGAGCTTATCTGGTGGACGTTTTGCGAGCCGATGCCTCTACCGTTGGTATGTTATTGGCAATGGCGGCCAGTCAGGCTAAAGTATCTGGTGGTTTGAAACTCTATAAGGATACTTCAGTAACTCTTAACCTCTCCTTAGCCGTTTCCGGCGAAACCTTGACCAGAAGTGATCAGGGTGTGAAGAATGAGGTCAAGGTTATCCTGAGTAACAATACTTTTGCTTCTGGCACAAGCAAAATCCAAATCTACGAAGGGGAAACAAAAGTAGCTGAATGGGCTGGTGCGGCAACCACAGTCGATCAGACAATATCCAGTTCCTCCTTAGAGGAAGGTGTTGTTGGCAAGAAATTGCTTATTCGTATGATAGGACAAACCTATTGCACTGGATACCTTTCAGTTGTAGGTAGGTCAGTTATACTTGCACCAACGCACAAACATAAACCAGACTAACCCTTAACCGATAGGTGGGGGTTTTATCATACCCCCACCTATCAAGGAAAAACAATATGAAAGAAGAAAAGAAAGTAAAAGCAGACGAACCGTTGATTTTTATTTCCAGATATGCCAATCTAAGAATTACTGATCCAAAGAACCCACCGAGGCAAGACCTGAAAACAGGTGAGGCTAATTGGGGTAAGGTAATCAAATTCAAAGAGATTGGTTTTGACCCTGTAACTGGTAGGAAAAAAGGTATGTATATTGCCACAGAGAAACGGGACAAGGATATTCTTTTAAATCATCCCGCTTTCAACACAGACTACTGGCTTGAACAAAAACCAGCGGAGATAATACCCGAAAAAGTTGTTGAAATGGTAAGTGCCGACAAGGGTATTGGTAAGAGGTAGGTAAATGGACATTGAAGCCATCAGAAAAAGTGTGATGCAACAGTTGGGGCTTACCAGTCCTGCCGATGCTCAAAATGTAGAAGATACCATCATAAGAATTGCTCAGAACTTATTGACCGATCAACCCTGGGCATTTTTGGATGTTATCGGTTATCAAGATGTTACTTCTGCCACTGACGAGTATAACGTCCCGGATGATTTTCTTTACATAGATGAGGATTCAATATGTTATGTGAATGGGAAAATAGAGATTCGGAATGAAGACTATATACGGTCGCTCTATCCCGATTTGGCAGATTTAGATGATTTGAAATTCTTGAACATCATCGGTAGAATGATGAAGTTTTACTCAGTGAACGGTTTGAGTGAGATTACCAGAGTTTATTTTACCTATCATCGCAGGGGCAAATTGGATGACTTGGATGTTGACCCAGGTTTTGTAGATATTATTAGAAATGGGACAATTTCAGAAGTTGCAAAAGGTGGGACACCGATGCAAGTTCAAGCAATGGTTACTTTTCAAAGAGATAAAGAGAAAAAAGCGAATGTTTGGATGAGGCATTTCAGGGGTGAAACCAGAATAGTGCCCGAAGAAAGACACGGACTAATAAATAAAGCAAGGAGTGATATAAGATGGGACTAAAACTTTTTATTTTGATAATACTGCTTTTAACAATCTTTTTTCTACCTGTGGTTGTCTCGGCACAAGGATTGAGTTCAACTGATATTTACAATGCCTTCAAATATAGAATGCATCCCGATCCTATTTTCTTTGATGATGCCACCATATATCAATTGATAAATATGGCTTCGGAGATTGCCTCTGTTGATGGTTTTGCCTATCCGAAAATTGATACACTGGTTTTGGCTACCAATACCACCGATTATGGTTTGAAAAAATTAGCAATCTGGGTTTACAAGGTAGGAAAGATTAGTGAAGGTGAAAGAAGCTGGCAAAATATAGCCTTAGAAGATTTTGGCAAAGAAGGATTATCTGAAGTTTCTTATCCCGCCTACTGGGATTTTGTAACCATAATGGAAGGAGTAAGCACGGTTTTTAATGCCTCAAAAGATACCAGTTATATCTATATCTACCCCAAACCCACAGCCAGCGACAATGGTGATTCTATTGCCGTTCACTACTTTGCTTTTGCAGATACTATCAGTGGAAATTTAAGGTCAGATTATAGGGAGGCGGTTTTAGATTTGGCTTTAATGCTGGGCTATTTGAGAAAGGGCAGGAGTGATATGGCAGTAATGATGTGGAATGAAGGGGCGACCAATATCAGTCTTTTGAGGAATGCTTGGTTAAATAAGTTATTTAACATTGAAGTAGTTCCCAAAGTCATAGGAGAAGGAAAATGAAAAAACTTTTGATGTGTTTTATAATCGGATTTCTTTTTGCTTCCAATGTTGGAGCAAAAGACTTACTCACCGTATCTGGAATTTGGGAAAAGGTAAAGTTGGTGGGGAACTATTCAGATACCGACCCTTCTTTTTCAGATTCTACCACAAGAGAAATTTTAGTCAAAAGTGCTTATGCTTGGTTACAGGATAAACTTTATGGATATGGGTATTTGGAGAAGATACTTCTGGTGGACTCTACGACAACCATTGTAAAGAATTTAGAGGGTTCGACTTTTTCTTCAGAGCTTTTTACCGAAAGGATTAAAGCAGTCAGGCACTATGAAACTACTAATCGGCAGAGTTTAACTTCAATGTCTATTGATGATTTTAACAAAGTGCCTATAACCAAAGGAGCAAAACCAGAGGTCTATACTTATGATAAAAATCATATATGGTTCAACTCCTATCCTTCGGCGATTTGCACTATCTACGTCTGGGCTTATCAAATTGCTAATTCTGATAGCTGTGTCAGATGGTCAAGACGACCTGTTTTATTTACTCAGTTAAGACTTCTTTTGGTTTTTAAAACTTTAGAGTTGTGCAAGGAGAGAGAAAGAAATTGGGTGGCTGTTAAAAATATCAGGGGAATAGTAGAGTCGAGGTTGGTTGATGCCATTCAGAAGTTTCAACTAATGGAAGCCTTTAAAGACATAAACATTATACCAAAGGTATTTACCGAATGAGAACTCTTTGGAATGAAGCAAAAGTCTATGTGGTAATTGTATGTGCAATTATCTTTTTATCTTTTCTTGTTTTATTGATCTTTTATCCTCAATCTTTAATGGGGCAGACTAAAGCAGAAAAACCTAAACCCGTTCCGCAAACTGTAAACCCCGCCACACCTATACCAGAGCCAAAAGATACTATTGGCAAAGTTCAACTGAAACCAATCAGTCCACAAACTCCAACACCAGAAGAAAAACCACCTATCAAAAAGCCAGAAATAAAACCTATAAATCCCGTTACACCCACACCAGAAGAAAAACCACCTATCAAAAAGCCAGAGATAAAACCTATTCCTTCGGCAGAAATTCAGGGAGAGAAAACCCTGGAGGTTAAAAAGCCAGAGATGAAAGGGATTTCGTCTGTCGAGGGAATTTCTCAAGAAAACTATGGGATTAAATTGTGGGACGATTTCAGGGGTGGATTGAATGTAGAGGGACATTCTACGAGGATAGATGAAAAGGATGCGGTTAATTTGGTTGATGCCCTATGGTCGAAAACAGGGGAGCTTTATTTGAGACCGGGTTTTTCCGAGTGGGTTACTGGCTGTGCGACTGAACCAATAATTGACCTCTATAAATATTATCGACAAGATGACTCTTCATTTTTATTGGCAGGGACAGATACGGCATTGTATAAAAAATCTGTTTTAGATACCTGTTTGGTTCATCTTTTGTCAGGTGGGGGATTGGTTGATTTGTGGGACTTTGCGACTTTTGCGGATAGGGCGATTATTGTGAATGGGATTATAGAACCTTGTTGGTGGGATGGTTCTATAATTGGTGATCTTGGAGTAACGTCAGATTCGTTTAGGGTAGAAGCTGGGATGGGAACTGTTTGGGGTAATCCTAATTGCAGACCAGATAGCGAAGCAATTCTTGTTTCGGTAGATTCACGTCTGGAAGGGGGTGATGCTTGGAGCGGTTATATTATGGGTTATTATATTCGACAGGAAAATGATACTACGTATAGAAAAGATTTGGTAATGGAGAATACAGATCGATGTATTGGATTTATTCCTGGTTTTCAACCTACAATTCATTATGCGGTTTTAACAGGTTCTTACTTAAAATTTTATTCTTGGTTTGGTGAAGATACAGTTTGGAGAGAAGGGCAAGTTGATGTGGCTGTAATTTGCACGTCCGGAAGGGAACTTCACGATAGTTGGTGGGTTGGTTCTGCTTGTTATAAACAAAGTGGAACTGATTTTTTTTGGGAACATAATTATACCAAAATTATAGATTCAGCATTCACTTGGGATAGCACATTCAATTATGATGATTATATCTTTTTTGTAACATCGGGGAAGGGAAGTGGCTATGCAACATTTTTGGGTAACTACATTGGTGCAATCTCTACTGTTACTAATAGCCAATGGGATACCACTGGATTTTTTGTTTATGGTTATCCTGTTACTTGTTTTGACACTACTACAAGATATAAAATTTACAAACCAGGTTTTACTTTAACCGCCAAATTTGTAGAGACTTTTAATAATAGATTATGGCTTGCTTGGTCTGATAGTAGCAAAAATAGAATCATCGCCAGCAAAGAAGGAGATTTTGGCATTTTCCCCCCTGAATTAAACTGGTGGGTCGGTGGAGACGATGGAGATTATATCAATGGTCTGGCTACCTTCTACACTGAAGCAGGTGGATACAGGGGAACGGTTAAAGAGGAATTGCTCGTTTTTAAGACCAATCATATCTACGGGATTATCCCCACTGATAACCCTGACGATTATTTAGTTATCCGCATAGCCTCTGGTGTAGGCTGTGATGCTCCTCGGTCTATTGCATCGATAGAAGGCAAGGGCGTAGTGTTTTTTGATTATCCCGGTGGTCTTTACCTGATTGACCTAAATAACAATGTCATTCCGCTCTCAACAAAGATTGATCCTATCATAAGAAGTATTCCTAAAGAAGCCATAGAAAATATATCTGGGGTTTATAATCCAGAAGATAGACATTATTATTTATCTTATCCAACTTCAACTTCAAGTGAAAGTAGTGATACTTTTTCTTTTGTTATTGTTTGGAAGGATGAAAGAAATTCGTATTGGTGGTTTTCTCAACCTCTCCAACGATGGCTCCCTGTTCATTGTCCAAATATATTTGGACAACAATTTTCAGAAAATAAAATCGCTATCGATAGTAACTTTTTAATCGATGATGATTCTTCGGGGGGTATAGCATACTGGCCAGATGTATGTATGGATACTGCTGGTAATTTTACTGTTGTTTGGGAAGATGGACGTAGTGCGGGACTCCAGTCTTATAATGTTTATTTCAAGAGATTTGACAAAAACAGAAATGTGTTAAACCCTACAACGAATGCCAGTGATGACACGACAGAACGACAAGCAGAACCTAAAGTAGGTTGTGATTTATCGGGTAATTTTGTTATATCTTGGCTCGACTATAGAAATCCTGATGGAAATGGGGATATTTATGCACAAAGATTTAATAGTGATGGTGTCAAGATTGGTTCGCCGTTTGAGGTTACAACTGACCCTGATAGTATTATGCAGTATGAAATGGATATGGCAATGAATGATGCAGGTAAATTTGTTATTGTTTGGACTGATTATGATAGAGGATTGCAACCCGGGGGTTATGAAAGCATTTTTGGACGTATATTTAGATCAGATGGTTCGCCCGTAGATTCGGATTTTCAGATTTCAACTGAAGATTCGGGAGGGATAGTCTACAAGGATTTCCCTACAGTTGATATGGATGATAGGGGTTATTTTGTGGTTTGCTGGACAGATATTAGGGCAGTAGATGAGAGTGAAGATATATGGTGTCAAAGATTTGATTCAAGCGGAAATGAAATTGGTAACAATTTCAGAGTCAATGATGATGATACTACAGAAGGTTATGTAATGGAGTCTTCAGATGTTGGAATGTTAAAAAATGGAAAATTTCTGGTAGGTTGGAATGATCCAAGAGATTGGGTGTGGCCGTCAACTGGAGGAAATTATATCTATGCACAAACCTATGATTCTGGTGGTGCAAAAATTGGTTCAAACTTTAGAGTTAATACGGATACAGCTCGACCAATTAGTCAATTTACAGTTCCCGATATTGAGGAATTAAATGGTAATTATATTGTTACATTTGAGCAGTATGTTTGTCCACTGGATACCTTTTGTGGCTTTCTTCTCTATTATCAGTTAGTTGATAGTTCGGGAAATCTCGTAGGCTCGAATGTTCAGGTAAGTCCAGTCCCTGATTCGGGCGAAGATGTTAGTTATCCTGCAGTCGCTTGTAGAGTTTTATCTACAACTCCAATTCGGAAAACATTTTCGGTTTTATCTTGGAGTGTCGATTTCGGCGGTTGGGGAAAACAATCCTTCGGTGCTTCTTGCTGGGCTAACCAGTGGGGAATACAGGATACTTGCAAAGTCATCTTTGCCAGTCCAGATACACCAATAGTCTATACTTATCACGAGGGGGATACTACTGGGACTCATCAACTAATCTTTCAGATCAAATATGAAGATTTCACCACTCCACCATCTTATCGAAAGGCATTAAGATATGCTACGGTAGAGTGTTTTTTAGATACAGGTTTAGTCTATGTAAAATTCTATAAGGATTACAGTCAGCAAGTATGGTCGGATAGTTTCTGGTGTGGTGGGAATTGCTTAAAGGAGATCACCTTGCCTGATACTTTGTTCGGAAAGAATTTAAGTATGGAAGTTAAGTCAGGGGCGACTGTCAATAAATTTTATTTGAGTCGTTTCTGGTGGGAATACACAATCGATGCTAATAGAAAATAAGAGGTGATATTATGCCAGCACCATTAGTTACAGCAGGTTTATTCGCCGGTGGATCAGCTTTACTCAAAGCCATCGGTTCGCTTTTTGGTAGGAAAGAAGAGGCAGGATATGCAATGTCCGCAGAGGAAAAGCGAGTCTTGGCTTATTTAGAACAGGAAATGGGAACTGTGCCATCATCTGTTACGGAGCCTTTTGCTCAAGCTCGGCAGAAATTAAGGAAGTTTTATGGTGCACAACCAGTGGCATCAGGACTTCAAATGGCTGGTGAATTACAAATTGGTGCAAAGGAATCTGAGGCAATAGGTAGTTATAGAAGGGGGATAATGGAACAGATTGCGAGTTTGGTTTCTGGCAAGGGGACAAGGTGGGCAAAACAGGGTGGAGGAGCTGGTGGATTTTTAGGTGAGTTGGCTGAAGGTGGAGAAGATATTGGAGTGATGTTATTCCTTAAAGAATTAGGAATATTTGATAAGCAAGTTGGTAAGCCAACAGGAATAAGTCCCCTTTCAGGTGAAGAATTAAATCCATTATCATTATCCACATTAAAATCAGCGATGTCTACAGGGTCTTCTATTGGTACTCAACCTGGGTTTGGTTATTATGGTGATCAAGGAGAAGGTGGAGATAATCTCCTTGAGATGTTTATGAATTTTCTTAAAAATATAAATCCACAAGCTGGTGGTCTTAACTTTGCTAAATTGTATAGTCCCAAATTCTTTACCAAACCCCAACAAACAGGTGTTGGTGTGAGATATGGACTTGATTAGGTGGTGATAAACTATGGCAATGAGTAGTAAAATAATACAGGCGATCCAGCTTGCAGAGGACATCAAGGATAGACGGCTTGAAAGAAAAACAAGGGAAATGGCTTTGATGAAATCTGAAAGGGAAGATAAGGAACGGGAACGAGTAATGAATTTTATTGGTTCTTTAGAGCCAGAAGAATATAAAATGCTAATGAGTGCAAAGACTTTTGGTGTATCACCAAAAGAGTTGGGGTGGAAAACAGCAGAAGAAAGAGAAGCGGAAAAACGGGAAGCAATAGTAAGTAAAGTCCCGGGACTAATTGAAAGTCAAATGGGGGCAATGGGTGTTCCTGAAGCACAAAGACCTTTTGAGGTAGCCCCAGCAATAAAAAGTATGGTTAGGGGTGAACGTCCGAAATTTCTTGAAGAGTGGGGAAAACCAAAAGTGATAAAAGCACCGAAAGAGCCAGCGGAGTGGGAAAAACAATATACTCTTGCAAATAAGATATTGACGGAGGAAGCAAAAACTCCAGGGACTCATCCGCCACATAAAGTAGCTTGGGCAGAGAGAGAATTTTATGGGGGCAAACAATTAGACTATTTACTTTCTAAAGATTATGGGGATTTATCACCTTCAGAGATTCAATTATTAGAAGGTAAAGGTTATAGGTGGAATACGGAAGGGACATATTGGGAAAAGGAAAAACCAACAGAATCGGAGGTCTTCAAAAAACTTATGGGATTTGGGCAAGTTCAGACTCCGACAAAAGGCAAAGTCATACCCCCAAAAGAATTTATTGATGCTATAAATATCGCAAGAAAACAAGGTAAAAATATCAAGTGGGATGAAGTAGCGAAAGAACATCCCGATTGGGATTTGACTGGTTTAAAATAATGGAAAATTATTCAAAATATTTTACAGACCAAGAAGTAAAAGAGGATTACTCGAAATACTTTACAGAAATTAAACCGTCTCTTTTGACTAAGGTAGGTAAGACATTAAAAACTGTTTGGGAATGGAAAGAGAAAAGGGAAACCAGACCAGAACCGTCAGCAGAAAAGGTTATGCGGTCTGGATTGGATTACCTACGCAAATATGCCTACACTCCAGAAACACAAGGTCGTCCCATTGATATTCTTTTGGAAAATATAAAAAAGGGTGGAGTGGGACTTGGACTTTATCCCATTGAATTTTTAACTGGATTAAAAGAAACTCCAGGTATTGTAGGAAAGGCAAAATTCGTAGGTGAGCAAGTCAAGGGAATATTTGCAGATATACCTCAACAAGTTTTAGAGGAATATTCTTTTGCTACAAGTCCATTGGCTACTCCTGAACAGAGGGCAGAAGGGCAAAAGCGAATATTAGAACAGCCAATTAAAATTTTTATTGCTACGGCAATTGGTAAGGGACTACTAAAAAAGGGAACGGCTTTTGAAGATTATTTAACCAAGAAGGCTGGTGCAGAACAAGTTGCCAAACTAAAAGAAGCAATGCCGACTGAAATAACTAAACCTTCACCAGAGCCAACCGTTACACCACCAGCCCCCAAACTCCTGCCAGCAGAAAAGATTGTGCCGAAAGGTAAAGTCTTTGGTAAAGCCGAAATGGAGATGGCGAAGGAGTTGAGGGCAAAGGGTGTAACTACCAAACTTGAATCCTTGACTCAAGAAGCAGATAAGTTAAGTGCAAAGGCTGAAAATAGCTTTAATGAATATTGGAAGAAAAATCCCACAATGGAAGCAACTGGTGAAAATGTTTCACCATCTACATTCTTGACCGCTAATGAACAATTAAGATTAGCGGATTTGGGAAGTCAAATTGAAAGATTGACTGATATATCAAGGGGAATAAGATCAACCCAAGATATAAAAGACATTGTTCAATTAAAAAGAAAATTAAACCAAGCCAACGTTAAATTTCCACAGAATGCTTCTAAATCCCAACTTATTGATCTTTACAACAAGGCAAGGGGCGTAACAGAGAAGCCTGCACCGACAGAGATTGCGGGGAAACCTAAAGAACCGTGGGAGATGACGAGGGAAGAGTATCGTAAAGAATATATTAGGTCAGATTATCCCTATAAAGATATACCAACGCACCGAAAGTCAGTGCGTGAAGCCCTCTCCGAAGGCAAACCTGTCCCCCCCGAAGTTTTAGCGGACTATCCTGATTTGGCTAAACCTACCCTCACCCCCGAACGCAAAGCCGAACTCCGCAGTCAATTCACAGAGATTGACAATAAACTTACCGACCTCTACGCACAAAGAGAAGGTGCTTTAATAACCAATAGACCAAAAATAGATGAGCAGATTAGAGTTTTAGGCGAACAGAAAAAGGCAATTCTGGTTCAAGGTGGCGAATTACTTAAAACTGAAAAAGTTGTAGATGAATTATATCAACAAGGTATTAAAGCACAAAAAGAGGCAGGACAAAAAGGTGCAGTTACAATCCCAGCAATTAAAACTCCTATTTTATCTGGTATTCTTGGGAACATAAAAGAAAAAGTAAAAAGTATAGCTAAACCTTTTCGGTTTTATCCTGATGCACCACCCGAATTGAGAAATGCAATCCGAACCCAAGTTTCAACTATCCAGCCAAAGATTTTTGCGAACAGGCGAAAATTAGAGACTGCTATTTTTGGTGGTTTAGATAAAGTTCAAAAAGAACAAGCGGTCGAATTAGTTTTTGCCAGAGACAATGTAGCTCGAACAAAAGGTGGAGCAGGTAAACCAGGAGTTACTGTTGAAGAAGCAATGGTAGATTTAAGGCAAATTGAAAATTCTATAAAAGACCAAAAGGTTTTTAAGTCTGCGGATAACTGGAAAACCATTGCTGAAGAATATAGACAGGACTTAATCAAACGAGGTAAATTAGATGAGGGTGAATTTTTTGAGGATTATGCTCCACACTTTGTAGAAGATTACACCCCAGAATGGTCTCCTGCTTTTGGTATCCCCAGCAAAATGAGACGTCCTTGGAGAGGTTATACCAAAAAAGCAGTGGGAACTATAAAGTCTTACAGGCAAACTCCCGAAGCCTTATTAGACCATTTAACTCAAATAGAATACCATAACGGTTTAGAGGATTTCATTACCTCTCAACTTGAGAAATATGATCTTACTTCTACATTATCCAGAGACCAAAAAATAAAACTCTTTGGAGTAACTAAGGGTGGAGCAGTTAGACCGTGGGCAAGATCGGGACGGATATTTGATATAGAGGGGAAACGTTATCGAGCTTATTCTCCTGATAAGCCATTCACCCGGCAGTTATTCCCTACCGAAGAAGGGTTGATGGCGATTGGCAGAGAAAAGAAAACTTATCTTATACCTCAAAATGTCTATAATACTTTTGAACAGTTTTCTGAAAGAGGGAATAAAGTTGTTTATGTTATCAATAAGGTTAATGCCTATGGAAAATCTTTAGCCATTCTTTCTCATTATCCAGGTTTTACTATCAATAATTTTGTTGGTGATATGTATTTAACTTTACTCCAGCATCCTGCTAAAATAAAGTTTTTAAGAGAGATGGATGATGGATTAAGATTCTTAGTAAAATCTCCAGAAAAATACAATGCCTTTGATACGGAGTTTGCTAAATGGGTTTCTGATAATGCGGTTGTGGATGCTACTTTCATAAAAGAATTGCCACATATATATAGATCAAAAAATCCATTAAGACTGATTCTTGAAAAGGCTCAAGAGATTTCACAATTCAGGGAAAGTATCCAGAGATTAGCAAATGGAAGATATTTATTTAAACAATTAAAAGAAGGTAAGGGAGACCTATTAAGACAACAATGGGATTGGATCAACACAGAAGGTCTTTCAACCCCTGAGGCTTTAGGCAAGATAGCCAGAGAAAGTTTTGTAGATTATCAAGCTAATTCTAAAATTTATAATCGGTGGATAAGAGGATTAACTTTCCCCTTTGGGACTTGGTATTTTAAGATGAGTCCTTTGGTATGGTCATACGTTAAAAGACATCCTATCAAAGCTGGTTTGGGACTTATGGCTTTACCAGTAGCCTCCACTGTTTATAATAATCGCTCTGAAAAAATAAGAGGTTTAGAAAGTAAACTCTCAGATGATATAAGAGATGGTATCCATTGGACTATTGGAGAAACACCAGAAGGAACTATTCGGGTTTTCAATCTACAAACTCCTCAAGATGCTTTGATTGGGACTAAGATTTTTTCAGTAGCTACTAATCAACTCAATATGGTTTTAAATGGTGAGAAAAATATAGGGCAGGGAGCTAAAGATACTTTAAAAAGATGGGGCATAAAAGAGGCAAAGGGATTAGCATATTTGACTACTCCGATGGTTAGATTTTTTAGAGGATTAGTTAATGGCAGAGACCCTTATGATGGACAAAGTATTTATCCCTTGGATGTTTCTAAATTATCAAGTTTCAAAGAAAATTATTATCGAGGGTTATTCTTTTTGAAAACTTTTATGCCAATGTTGAGTGGATATATAAGTGAGGAACAAGGAAAGGTAAAACCGAAATCTCAAGCCATTAAAAATGTATTTGATAGATTTGCAGGATTGCCAGCATTAGGAGTTAGGGATTATACCGCAAAACAAGAGATGATATTACCTGACGGGAGAAAATTAGATTATGAAACTGTTAAGGAATTGCAAAAAATAGAAGAAAATGAGGCTTCAATAGTCTTGGATATAAAAGATAATTTTATCAGATCAGGAGTTATGCCCCAGGAATATTACAAGTCTCCAGAGTTTCAAAAAGGATTGGATAACCTTCAGAAATTACACGGTCAAATCACTCCTGAAATGGGAGTATCTTTATCAAAGAGGATTACTAACCAAATTGAAGATGATCCTGTTACTCTCAAAATGTGGGTAAGCAATAAACTTGAATCTGCTCAAACTCCCGAAGAAAAAAGGTATTGGAGACAAATATTAGGACAAGCAAAAACTTGGCAGATGTATGAAACAATTAAAAGGAAACCAGTTTCAATAAGGGAACACTTGCCAAGATTATTAGAAGCAAAAAGAGTTAAGGAGTAGAGTCTTTGAGTATATCAAAGAAATTCTTTGGTGTGAATTCACCTAATGTTTTACCTAATTCGACGATGCAACCAGTGCAATTTTCGCCAAGACTTATCGCCCATATCTGCCCAGTTTGTTTATCTAACTTAATAATACCATTATATCGAGTATCGACATACATCGAATACCGATCGGAGTTAGAATGAGAAAAGAAAAAGTTTAAACCTAAAAGGACAATAATGATGATTAGACAAATCTTAATAAACAGTGAATCTTTCATACGTCTCACCTCCACCTTTCAGTATATGCATAAATCTTTTTTTGTCAAGAGGGAAAATTAGATGGATAAAAATAATAGGAAGGAAAATTAGATGGAGAACTTTTCTTGGTATTACTGGATCATAATAATTTTAGGTCTTTTAAACTCCGGTTGGATATTTGCCAGTATCCAGATTTCTAAATTTTCTAATCATTTAGGTGAATTAACTATTGTAATTGCTCGAATTGACGAACAGATGAAATCAATGGATAAAAGAGTTTCAAGAATAGAGGAAAAAGAAATTTAAGTAGGTAAAAAAAGTATGAAAAAACTAATCTTAACATTTTTGCTTTTAGCCCTCTGGGTTGTGCCTGCTTTTGCGACCGAAAAAATCCTCTATCCCAATGCCAATGGGACAAATCAGGATTTTAGTCCTAACACTGGGACAGACCACTATGTTTTAGTCGATGATCCTTGTGCCTCACCCGATAGTGATGTTACCTATCTATATAAACTTTCCGATGGGGAAGGTTATTATATAGAAACAGAAGGGTTAGACAATTGTAGCTCCGGAGGTGCAGATTCCATTCCCGACAATGCGGTTTTTGATTCGGTTAAGATACATATCGGGAAAAAAAATGCTACCCCAAGTGATGCTCCCCTTTGGGCTTATATCAGATGGACTGACCAAGCAGAATATATTGTATCGGGGGCTGGTTCAAGTTACTCATATACTTATTATAAATCAACAAGAAATATGGCTACGCTAACTAAGACTATACTCAACGGAACGGAGGTGGGAATGAAAATGGATTATTGTGACGTAGCTTGCGGGACACTTCGACTTACTCAGGCTCACTTGCACGTTTATTATCAACAGCCAGTTGCAGGGAAACCTTTATCAGAAAAGAAAAAGAGAATAATAGAACTTATGCAAGGAGATGATAGGTGAAAAAATTCTTATATGTTTTTATAGTTAGTAGTCTTTTTTTGATATTAACTATAAATTTATCTAATTCCACCCCTCAAGTTATCTCAAATAACAATAAACAGGGATGGATCAGCATCCCCATATTTTGTTTTAATGATACTTCGCATAATGTTGCACCTGATTCCGTCCACGTCTTGGTCTGGTTCGACTCTTGCGGGGCGAACACGAGAACTTATGCCAATCGGTGTATTTTAACAGCAGATTCCGCTTGGATTGATAGCACCCGATATGCTGGGGCTCTTTATTACTATTATACAACGCCCATTGCTTTTATAGATGGAGACAAAGGCAGTGGTAATTATCACGGAGTCGTAGTTGCTTTCAAACAGGGATACCAAACACCCAATCTTTTCAGTTTTCAGATTATTGATAATGATACTACGCTTTCGACAAGACTGGGTTTATTGGATGCAACGACTTCTTCAAGACTTGCACCGGCTCCTGCTGGGCGACTTTTACATATAGCACCCGATAGCACTGCTTATGTTAGTTATGATAGTTCAAGAGGCACAATCGGAAACACTCAACTTGAAGACAGCATATTAACTCGTGCAAAATTCAAAGACCTTTGTTTCGATTCCTCTGCTTTTACCAGCACTTTCTGGGTTGATGTAAGAAGATTACAGAATTTAGCAGGAACGCAGACTTTCAACAACACAGGGACTTGGACGGGTAATTTGAGTGGCTCGGTTGGTTCTATTTCAGGTGTAACTTTCCCAACGAACTTTGGAGTCTTGAGCATTTCAGCAACTACTGGACTTGTTGATATTACTCAGGTGGCGGCAGATAAAGTCTGGGGAACAACTGCAAGGACTTTAACCGACAAGGCAGGGTTTAAGCTTGCCGCAGATGGATTGGAGCAGGACACTTCCTTTACCAATGTTCAAGGCACGGTTCACTCTACTGCAAACTTTCAGGGTGCAAAGGATGGATTTACTCAACATCTTAGACCTTATGGTTCAGCCAACAAAGATTCAGTTGAAGTAAAAAATTCGGCTGGGACAAAAACAGGCACTATCTATTATTTCCACACTGGTTCAATTATAGATACCTTGAGGTATGAAGAATGGTGATGAGAAAACTTTTATTTATATTTTTAATCTTGGCGTTTGGGTTTTCAAATTCTTTTGCGAATACGACTTGGATACCAGTTGATTTCCAGAAGTGGAGAGCAGTTGAGACTCCGACAACTTTCAGATCCAGGATAGGCGGATTATTAGCCAATTATCCAAAAGAGGATAACACCTGGGAGGCGATTGACAATAACTGGGTGGCTGGTGGTGATTCGGCTTTCAATATAAAGGATATACTCAAGACTTCGGTTAAGAGGACTGGAGAGTCTTATGTTAAAGTAACTTGGGGTGGAGCAGAATATGTTCTAACTCAAAAGTTGAAAAAACTTATCTGGATAAAGGTTTCGACTTTAGGGTGGGTAGATGTTTTTGATTCTACCTCTAATTGGTCTGCTGTTTCAGTTGATAGCAACATCATAAAATGGACGAATATATTCCCTGGAGTGGATTATCGGGTTCGGAAAACCAATGCTACTGTGGCTCACGGGATATTCTTTAAAAAGGTTTTTTTAGATTCTGCAGTGGCACTCTATAACAAGAGGGCAGATTCTTTGGATATAGGTTTGGGCAATGTGATGGTCTATACCTTGTCGTCAACCATTGACGATTATGATTCCGCTTTAGGAAGTGTGGATAAGAGAAGATTAAAACAGTTGGGTAAGTATGCTTTTGAATTATCGGAACAGTCCGTTATTTTTCCTGGGTCAGATACCCTACCACAATTAAGGGTAAAACAACTTTGGCAGAAGAAGGATAATAAACTTTATTGCGTTGAGTATGTAATGATGTCTAAAATAAAGCAGATACACAAAGCCTATCCTAATGCGGTTGTTTGGCACAATGATACCAAAAAGATAGAAGGAACGACTAATGTTGAAGATGTTGAGATTGGCGATTATTACCTTGATCGACAAAATGGGCAATCAGAGGAAACAGTGATTGAAACTCATTATGGGGTTCACAATCAATATGATGGAGTTTTAATTCGACCAAAAAACATAACATCGGAATTAGGTGCTGGTGCTACTAATATAACTGCAACTTGTAGTTTATACTGTGTCGTTAATCTGCACGATGATGATATTAGTGCCTATCGAGTTTTCAAACCCTGGGTTGAGGGAATACTCGATGGAGCAACGTGTACCGGAACGGGTAATGGTGCAACTGGGAATGATTGGGATTGCCTTAGTTTGGAGTGGGGAACAATTCTATGTGCCAATACCAGTGATGCTGGAAGTGATAATTCTGGTGATGGAACGGATTATGATAGAAAATCAACTGCCGAATCGAATGTAAGTGTAACCACAGTGAACACCTGGTATAGTTGGAGTATATCTACAGAATTGGCAACGGGTTGGTATGATGGGACGATAGGAGAACGGGGAATAATATTACTTGGAAGCATTGATGAGGGAAGAAATGATTTTTATTCTACCGAATATACCACAGACCCAACTTTGTGTCCTTTTTTTGTATTTACTTATGATGTAGCCCCATCCGATACTGCCCTTCTAAGAATCAAAGACGACTGGCGGTTTATACCATCCTTTGTGATGGACTGGAGATTTCAGGATTCAATTCAAGTGGCTCAAGTTCAAAAAATCTTTCACGGAGGTGCGGATGCGATTGATACTATGTATAGTAATGGAGTAGTTCAAAACATTTTCAAATAGAGGAGGCGATATGAATGAAAAAGACTCAAAGAAGATAACAATAACTTTAACCTTTAACGGGGGTCTTAAATGAAAAAAAGACTAAAAACATTTTTCGAGGTGGGAATGGTGGTTGCCATTCTGATAAGTATCGGTTATACAGTTGCTTGGGCGATAGGGATAAATCGAACCTTTGGCACTAATACTGTAGCTGGATGGGGATTGAGACTGTCCGCTAATGACCCAGACACAATTAAGGCTCTTATCAATGGAACTAATGGACTGAAGGATTCATTGGTGATGTTGGGTATTACCGACTCTACGACCGCCTTAAAGGTCATTGGTGCTGGTGCAAGGGTCTGGGGCGGGATGACTTTCGGTCCCACTGCGGGCAATCGGCTTTTAGTGGATGATACCATTCGGGTAACAAAAAGATTGGCTTTTACTGGATCTGCCGGAGAACTTTATTTGCCCAACGATGCTATTACTAATTTGATGACAGCCGCCATTGAATCGACTTGGTTTGCTACGGGAGGTATTGGTTGGGTAAATTTCCCGCAGTATATCAGAGACAGTATTCACTATGTTTTTCAATACCGATCTGATACTGGAGTTGTTCGGATAGATAAGAAATTGGTAATCAAACAGGCAGCCAACGCTTCCCTAACTTGGACTTACGGGGCGGATACTACACTTCTTGAAATAGGTGGAACTGCCCCTGGTGCAGTTTTTGTATGGAGGGTTAATAGTGGAAGTTATGTCTCCGACTCAATGTCAATGGCTGGAATATCACCTATCATTTTAACCCATACTCCACTTACCGGACACGACAGTGTTTCATATTCTTTTGATACGACAGCATTCAAAGCTACACTAAAACCATCGCAAGATTATTACTACATAAATGACAATGCCAGCACAGTCAAGGATACCAATATAGCCAGTGATGCCATCACAGAGGCAAAATTAAAGTGTGTCAATAGTGCTACGGATGAATATGCTTTGACCTATGAAGCGACTACTGGTGATTTTGAATGGCAACTCTTGGGGGTAAATACTATAAACTGGGTAAGCCAGCGTTTTGAATTATTCAATTTCTCAATCAGGGAGGCAAATGGAGCAAGTCTTAATATCTATTATCCGATGTCCGTGGATTCGGGTGCGACAGTGATTGAGTGGTGTGCCAAGCATACGAATACTGTTGGTGGCAATGACATATCTGATACAGTTGTCTGCACTGGGAAAGTTGCTTATGTTGCGGGTGATAGCACTGCCATTGACTCACTAACCTTTAATTTTAGGGCTTCATCTGCCACCGCTACCATTGCTTCTATTAAACCAATATTATATCGATACCGGGGAGATTTGAAACCCAAACTTACAAACTATACCGGGAGTGCAACTGCGACCAGCGGTGCAAATGCTTGGAGTCATCAGTCTATAACTTCTGGATTGGGCAATGTAAGGACTGGGGATATATTATCAGTATGGTTTGTCGTAACCTTAGATACCGGGTATAATCTTTACCACGATCTGCCCGATGTTTGGGCGAAGGGTATTAACTAATTGGAGGTGATATGAAATATGCAATCTCCATAATTCTTTTAGTTTGCTTGAGTTTTTCACTTGGCTTTGCCCAGACTTATACGACATCAGATAGTATTCCCTTTTCCATTTCTACGATGGCGAATGGGTGGCTTGCAGACTGGGATTCGGTCTATGCTTTTCTTTTTTATAAAACAAGTCTCCTTGATAGCACTAAACTGACTAAGGATAGGACTGGCTCTTATTTAGGAAAACATAACCCTCTGAGCAATACAGGGGGTTATGTTGTCAAATATTTTGCTTATTATGAGGGGAATATTTCGGCGGACGATTGGTTTTTTACGGTTGAAAACTTTGGTGGTGATTCAGTTACCGCAGTTGCTTATGTTTGGGATTTGATAGAAGCAGTTGGTTGCACTGGCACAGGTTCGGATACTTTACAAGTTTGGGCAAGGGCGGGTGGAACAATGCAACCCAATGTCAAAATCACTGTTAAAAATACATCGGGAACTCCTTTGGCTTTTGCATACACCAGTGGAAATGGTCATATAACTTTCAATCTTGATCCAGCGACTTATCGAATCTATCCTTCAGGCGGAAATATAATCTGGGATTCGACATACTTTACTTCAGTAGTTCCCTCTGGCGGTTTGATTGATACTGTAACAGGTTCGATATTTATACCGACTTTACCTACCGATCCACTACTTTGTGCTATTTGGGTTGATGCTAAAGATATTGGTTTAAATAAAATCGACCACTTTGAAATCAAAGTAAAACCCGCTTTAAAACAGAATGGTTCAAATCTGAGAACTGATGAAGGAACGATGATTTATCAAAAAGCGTATAGTGCTTTTGCCGATACAGGTTATGCGGTGGTAAATGTGCCCAGAAGTGCTTTGTTAAGATATAATTGGCAAGGCGGAATTATAGATACGGTTGCCTATGATATTTGGGTTTCTAAAAAAGAGGATGGGGATATATTTTACAAGGCAAATGTGATTATTCCTGATAGTGCAAGTTATCATTTGACTAATGTGTTCTGAGGTGATAAATGCTTAACTTTAAAACGCAAGAGTTACGCCAAGAATTTTACCAATCGACTGAAAAAGAAATCGACCCTCGATTGAAAGCGGTAATTTTATATTTCGCTTATTATGTATGGGAAAAATACGCTCAGGAATTGATAATAACCCAACTTTCCCGAACTGGGGATGAGCAAATAAAAATCTATGGAGACAGCCGACCATCACCGCACACTTGCAAACCCTGCCGGGCAGTAGATTTCAGATCACTCAATTTTATAGAACCGCAGATAGAACAACTGAAAGAACACTTTTTCAAACATTTCGCCGTAGAAAGTTTTGATCTTTCGCAGTTTAAGTATCATATGGGAACTACCTGGCACATACACATTCACGTTCCAAAAATAAAAATGTTAAAGGAGGTTTAAATGGCAGAAAATAATGAGAAGAAAAAATCTCTGTTCGAGGGAATGAAAAAGATGATTTTCGGAGGGGCTCTTACCGCGGTGGGAATTGTAATGTGTTTAAAGGGGCAAGTAGATTTAGGAAAATACTTAATCGGAGTAGGGATAGTGATAGCCGTAGGCGGAAACATCTACGACCACGAGACAAAGATAAGAGAGGCAAAGATAAATAATAAAAAAGAAAGTGAGGTAAAATAGTGGAGACATTCAGTTTTGAGGTAAACAAAGAATTATGGGAAGAGGAGGTTTTCCCAAAAGTTAAGGAGATATTCTTAAAAGGCGGAAAGGAGGCTTTTTTAATCGTCAAGCAATGCCTTTTAGATTTGATTCGATTGGCAGAGGAATACTACGACCCTCTGATTGTCCTGAAGGGATTTGCTGGGACTATCATAGACAAAATGAATTTGGACTCAAGAGCGGTCGGGATGTTTTTAGGTTACATAAAAAACGAAATAGCTAATCTTAATTGGAAGGAGGTGATAAAATGAAAAAAGTTTTAATTTTTCTTGTGATGTTAATTCTTTTTTGCCCTCTGGCAAAAGCCCAGACAGATACAAGTGAGATTTTTCTAACAATCTCACCCTACATTGTTTTCCCAGCCATAAACGAGTCCCATCAGTTTGATCCAGATTTCGGATTCTATGTATCTGGGGATAAAAAGATTGGCGACAAAATTACATTGGGATTTAACTATTTCCATTGGAGCGTTAAGGGAGATAACAACCCCGATGTAATTGGTAATTTTTATGGAGCAGTAACTAACTATTGGGTAAAGCCAATCGGTGCACCATTTAATTTTGCACTGATTACAACTGCGGGATACTCTGCCACAAAAGAAGGAACATCTTTTAATGATGATATTGGAATAAATACTGGGATAACTGCTGTAATAAAAGTGGCTAAGGGCGTTTATTTGAGACCACAAGCGACAATATGGAAATTTGGAGAAGCACAGCAAAACACTTTTACTGCTTCTTTGGGTTGCACCTTTAGCTTGTGGTAAAACAAAAAAACAAATTCGATCCAGAAAGGAGGTATTTATGCCGAAACCTAAATCAAAGAAAAAAGGGAAAAAGAAAAAGAAATTATTGATTCCATAAATTTGCTGGTGTCTTGCTCCTTAAACAAACCCCTACACCCGCCCGTTACCAGCCGGGCGGGATGAGATTTTAAATATGAAAAAGACTAACTGGATGAAGTATCTTCCCATTCCTGTTATCATTGCCATCCTTTCTCTTTTGTTCGCAATCTCAAAGACCTTTGTTTTTGATCCTTTAGATAGAATAGAGAAACAAGTCATAGAGACCAGAGTGGAAATGGAGAAGGCAAAGATAATGCTGGGATTTCAGCAGGCGACTTTAGATAAAATGGAGAAAAAGATACCCTAATCACAGGGCACGCTGTTTTTTGAGCTTCTACTTTTAAAGCCCCGAACATTCTTCAAAAATAAAAGTAGTTCTCATCTCCTTTTACAGCGTGCCCTGTTTTAAAAAGAATGGATTTATCAATCAAAAGTTTTTTAAGTAGCGTATTAGATAATGGAATGACTAAAGCCCAGGTTTTAATCTGGGCGAAATAGACCCTGCAATAGCAGGGTCTTCTTTTTACCATCCAAACACAATCTTTAAAATGAGGTAGAGCACAACAAGAATTATGGCTAACGCAATTTCACCTTCAAATAGTTTTAGTTTCATCTTTTGGTCATAAAGATAACTTTTATCTGAAATTTACGGTATAGGGTCTTGACCCTATTTTTAAAAAAGTGAAAGATTTCTCTTGACAAAAAAAGATTAAGTATTATAATAGGTTTGCCGATAATAAAAAAGGCGAATAAAATCGAGGCAACAAAAATGAAACTCATATCAGTTCCGAATATCACCCAAAGAGAGACCGCAATAATTTTAAGTCAAGGGTTCTTCATTAACCCGTTGTCTCGTTATTGCGGTTTCTTCTTTGGTATTTATTTTAATACAGAAAGGATTCCCCTTGACTCGACTTCTTTGGACTTTCTTCGGGGAAACAATTCCTTTTAGATATGCAAAAGGTTTAACCGAAGCACTGGGACGCAAAGTAAATGAATTACAAGAAGCAATCCAAAAAGGGATTATCAAAGAAGTTGGAGTCGGTGTTGACTCACAATCTTTTTTTAGGTGGCTTCGGAGGGAATTTGAAGTGGAGAAAATTATTAAAATCCTTAAAGAGATTAAAGGACAACTTGGAAAACAGTCTAAAATTTTGCAAGAGTTATTAAAGCGTTAGGTAAAAGATGAAGAAAATCTTAGGTTTGGAATCTGTTTTAGTAGTTTACATAATATATATTATAGATTTTTTCGGTTTTTTAAAGAACAAAAAGCGAGTGGGAGATGTTCCCACTCGCTTAATTTTTATATGATGGTGCAATGGGAATGATTGGAGATTTAAGAGGTAAAAAACAATGCAAGGTCATTTTAATATAGAATTTGAAGGTAAAAAGTATGGCGTTTTAGTTAGACCCTACAAATATGGTCATAGTTATAAGTTGGCTAAATCCATCTTTAAAAAATTGGATACGGCTACTCTGGGTGATGAACTACTTGAGGCACTAAAAAATGAGAAATCAAAAACCAGATTTTTCGGTGGAGAGGTATTAAAATTATAACAGCGTTTAGCCCAAGAGTGTATGAAGATATGATTAAACATTTCGGGGGACAATCTGGCTGGCAACGCAGGGGAAAGGATTGAAAACTAATTTAACCACATCCCTGGCTCCCACCAAAAATTCCTCGCCTGAAAGGCTACTTGTGCTTTGGCTGGGGATGTGGTTTGAATGAATCGAGTAAGAGAAATGCAAAACCTTAACCAAAAAGTTTTAGACCTAATTAAGTCGAGGGACAAATCCTGCCCCATCTCTGGAGATGAGATTGCCAAGATTTTAGACTTGCAGGGGTCTCAGGCAACAAGACGAATTGTCCACTATCTCAGGACCCAATTAGGATATATCCAGATACTTGCGAACGGAAAAGGTTATTTCTGGTCTGATGAGCCAGAGGATTGGGCAGAATATGCAGAGCGTATTCATAAACGTTGGTTTGAGACCTATCAGGTAGAGCAGGCGATCCGGCGAAGGTTGAAATCGGGAGTAAGGCAGGAAAGTTTATTTGAGGAGAGAATAATATGACCGTTAGGATTTCTAAGAAACTACTTTGGAAAGCTATAAGAACTCAATGTGTAGAATGTTTTGGTGGGAATCCACAAGAAGTCAAGTTTTGCACCGCCCCAAAATGCAGTCTTTACCCTTTTAGGATGGGATCAGCAAAATCAGGCAGAGATAAACCCCCAGAAACTGGTAATTCGTCAGTCCACAGCGAAGAAACGCTCCAAGGCGGGGCGATCTCACTTAAACCCGTCCCAGACCTTTGGGAATATTCCAAAAAGAAGAGAAAGGAGGTAAAATGACCTATAAAATCGAAGATACCATCGACTATGGTATATGGAGACCCCAAGTTAATTTTTTAAATATGGAATTAAGGCGGGCAAAAAGGGATAAGTGGGTATGGGCAATAGTATCCGGGATTGGATTTTTTCTGTTGGCGTGGATAATTTTCTCACATTAAAGGAGGTGAAAACAGATGGCTGAACCAAAAAGACCTAAAACAACGGAAGAATTAAGGCAGGACATTCTTAAATGTTTGGGGGAAACATTAGACTACAATGTAGAGATTTGTAAGTTGGTGGGTAAGAAACAGGCTTCCTTAGAAAAGTTAGTAATGTCAATGCAGAATGAGATTGAGCAGATAAAAGAGGAGATGGATTCACTGAAAAGAAGACTCAACAATGCTCCGGCGTTAAGATAAAAAAGCTCCCAAGTAATTGCTTACCTGGGAGCCGTGTGGCGAAACGGATTTAAACCAATCCCAAGATAATCTTTTTTAAAAAGATTGTCAAGGGAAAAATGAAAGGAGAGAAAAATGAGTGGGAAATATATGTTAGATGAAAATGGAAATCCAAAAGAAGAAAAAAATTTGTTGACTTGGGCTAAGTGGTTTGAAATTGCAGATAGAAGAATTGCAAGAACTAAAATCGGCAAAAGTGAAATTTCAACAGTATTTTTAGGGTTAGACCACTCTTTTGGAGAAAGTAATCCGATACTTTTTGAAACTATGGTTTTTGGTGGAACATTAGATGGAGAACAAAATCGTTATCACACAAAAAAAGAAGCTCTAAAAGGACATAAAGAAATGGTAGAAAAAGTTAAAGAGGAAAAATGAAAGGAGGAAAAAATGGATGACAAAAAATTTAAATCTATCTGTAAAATGGTGAAAGAAACTGAATTAGACAGGGCAATTGAATTTTATGTTGATGAGGATAGTGGGTTTGTAGGTAAAGACCATAAATCATCATTGGAGAGAAAATTTGATGCTTTATCTAAAGAGGAACAAAAAGAATTCGGATTTGAAATAGACGACCAGCAAAGTGAGGCAGAGGCGAATAAATGAGTATGAAAAAAGTTAAGAAAGACAAAGCAATAATTTTACTGAAAAGATTGGAGGATATTTGGAACAATTTAATATATCTGAATGACTTTGTTGACTCACAGATAGTAAATTTGGGTGCAACGATAGATAAATTAAAAGAAATTTTAAGGCGAGGTGAATAAAAATGCCAGAAAAACAAATACCAAAAGTCGAGTTTGAACTCGATGAAAGCAAACTGTTAAGGCTCAGGTTTTCCGAGCCAGTAACGGGCGAGGGTGAGTTTGGGACTTGGTGGCTTTATGGTGCTGATGAATTTGATCAAGAGCAAAAGGTTTGGAAACAGGTCTCTTGGTTCGCCAACGAAAGAATGGCCGCAATCCTGAAGGACTGGAAAGTCAAGAAGGGTGATGAGTTTTTAGTTGCCAAAAAGGCTGGAGAAAACAAGGAGACGGGCAAGGTCTTCACTTATTTTGTCCTCACCAACAAAAAGACAAAGATGACCAAATCGACAAAGGATATGGATACGCCACAGAGGGAACCTGAACTTGAACCGTTTGCAGAAGACTCACCCAAAAGTGAACTCCCGGTTCTTACATCCCTGTCAATTTCAAGTGAGTTGTTGACGGGATTAGTAGATCAGATAAAAGAAGTATTAGAAAAAAGCAACTGTGAAATCCCGCAAAACTTTGCCCTAACCCTTCTCAACTGCGATGGCTTTTGGCGGACGTGGAACACCTTGATAATGGGGCAAGCGAAACTTAACGGGAGATAAAGATTAGCCAGACCTTCTGGCTTCGGCGGAAAATATGACTCCCCCATCTCCGAAGCAAGTGGGGAAAGAGAGGAAAAAAATATGAAAACTTACTTAGGAAAAACGGACTTAAATAAATCGTGGCAAGCGGATTTTCCTAAAACCGTTAAATGTCATAAATGCAAAGGTGAGGCAAGGATTATGTTTGTGGGATTTGAAAAGCCAACAGGTCAAATCAGCCAAGAGGAATTGATTTGTGATCTCAGAGAGAATAATGGTAAAGGAGATTATTGGGTTCACGATTGTTGTGCAGTTGCGGTTTATCTTTGCAAGAAATGTTTTGAACCGAATGCTTTAATAAATCAGGCATAAAATAATTCCCTTGCTTATTGTTAGACTGTTAAACCAATCCCATCTTGGCGGGGAAAGAGCCCATCGAGGAAAAATTGAATGGATATTCGGTGGCACTCCTGTTGACCCCGCCAGGGTGGGGGAAGAAAGGAGAAAAAGAAAGAAAATGAAAATCAAAATAGTGAAGACAAGATTTAAGAAAACTGAGAACAAAGATATTTTTAATTTAATTCCTGCAAACACCAGTGGTGAAGATTCCTTTCAATTAGAAGATGGTTGTGAGATATTTACTGCTGAGTTTGTGGATGATGAAAGTTGTGGGATTACAATCGAGATAATTCAATAATAGAGGGCGGGATGAAGCAGAAAGGGTAAAAGGGATTGGCAAGGAAAAGGATGATTGATCCAGGAATTTGGACTTCCGACCAGTTTATCAGTTTGACAATTCGACAACGACTTCTTTTTATTGGTTTGATCTCCAATGCGGATGATGAGGGTAGGCTCCGGGGTGAGAGTAGAAAAATTAAAGCCCTTATTTTTCCATCTGATCATATTTCAGATTTGGGTATGGAAATGGACTTGCAAATTTTAACCCAAACCAAACTTATCCACAGGTGGCAGGCAGATGGAGAAATTTTCATAGAGTTGCCGTCTTGGAAAAAATATCAGAAGTTTAACTATAGTGTTGACAGCCACTTACCTAAGTTTGAGCAAAGCATTGAGGAAATACTTACGAAGGATTTACGAAGTGTTTCACCACAAGTAAGTAAGAAAGTAAGTAAGAAAGAAAGAAAGAATAAAACATCGCCAAGCGACGAAACTAAAAAACCCATAGACAAAAGCAAGATACTAACAGATGTGAAAAAGTTTGTGGATAACTTTGGTTGCTCAAAGGAAGATTTGGAACAGGAGGATGCTGATGAGATTTTTAAATTAGCCAGTGGTCTTTTAAAAGTTAAATTAAACGTTGGTCGGAT